TTGAAAGAGAGGAAGAACGTGTTGCTTTAGAAGCACAAAAAGCAGATGAATTCTTTGCTAAAAAGTCTATGGAACTTGCTGCTAAGTATGATTCCCTTTATGTTGATTTTGAAAAAGAAAAAGAACATTTTATTGAAGAGAGAAAACAGTATCAAGAACTGCTTCAAATGGAACGTGATAAGATAGAACGTGAAATTGAAGATAGTGAAAAGAGTATTCTTTTGGAGGATAAAGAAAGACAACTAAGAGAAGAACAACTAGAGAAAGTTAGGATGCTTGAAGAAGAGCAACTTGAAATTTCAAGGTCAGAACTTGAAATGCAAAGAGAAGGTCTTCATGTTCAATGGGAAAATGCTGCATGGCAAATTGAAGAAATTCAACGTGAAAGAGAAAGAGTTCGCATGGAGTTTGAGGATCAGAAAAAGAAATTTGATCAGCAACTTGATTCAGAACTTGATATTATTATGAGATCACATGAAGATGTTCTTGCTAAACTAGATAATGAACAGTATTATGATGAACTTGATGATTCTCTAGAAAAAGAATTTGATAAAGCAGAGAAAGAATATAGAGATACTCAGAGAGAAAAACTTAAAGCATCTCAGGCAAATAGTTTTGCTTCTGAGTTAAGTGATCTTGCCAAAGAGAGTTCAGATAGAGAAGAAATTGAGAAAGGTCAAAATTATTCTATCAACGACATCTTGACTCTCATGGATGAAATTGATCCTGAGAAATTATATACAACTCTTACATCAGAAGAAAGGAAGGATAATGAACTGCCTGTAGAAAAAGCAGTTAAATGGTTCTCTGCTCTTAAAGATGTTTTAGATAAAAATAACAACTAATATGGTATGAAATATGAATTGATGAAGAACAACTATATTGTTGTTCCTGGTTTTATTGATGCTGATCATGCCAAAAGATTAGAGGAAGAGTTCTTCATAACAGATGCAAAGTTTAAGTTTAATGGTGATGAACAAGCACCAAACTCTGCATCTGTTTGGAATTATCTCCCAGCACTAGAACTTCTCACTAACAAGACATCTCAAGTGAGTGAAATTGTTGGTGAAACTGTTTTGCCAACGTATACTTACTCAAGAATCTATCGTAACGGAAGTATTCTTAAAAAACATACAGATCGTCCCGCATGTGAAGTTTCTATGACTCTACATTTGGGTGGTGATGTACCTTGGGCAATCTGGATTGAAACACCAGAAAACGAGAAAAGATGTGTCACTTTAAATCCTGGTGATGCTATGCTATACTTAGGATGTATTGCTCCACATTGGAGAGATAAATTTACTGGTGAACACTATACACAGTTTTTTTTACACTATGTGAGAAGCAGAGGAATGTATGGTGCTGCATTTTTTGATCAACACCGTGATGTAATTGAAGACCACGAAAGTTTACTAGAGGAGTATGATGACATGTATGATAACATGAGAAATAAATTTGAACATGTAAATCCAAGGGCAATTTTACCCAAAAAATATAGAGAAAAACAAAGAGGTAGCATTGACATTGTAAAATCTGATAATAATGATGAAGGGTTTGTTGATTTTGATAATGTCGTAATTGCTAATTCAAAGTATGAGAAGTTTCTGAAGAAGAAAGATACTCCAGAGATTGTAAATACCAGTGACAGTAAATTAAGTGTAAAGAAACTGGAAGATTTTATCTGGCATAGTGAAGAGTTCATTGATCCTGAGTTTTGTGATAAACTTCTAGAAGAATATGCACCAACAAATTATTGGGAACCAACATTAACTGGAAGTGGGCATGATCCAGAGGCAAGACGTTGTGAGATGATTCCTATCTCCGATCCAACAATTTTTGAAGAAGAAAATACAGAACATAGAAAAGAACTTGATAGTTATCTTTTTAATGTCGTCAAAGATATTATTGAAGATTATCAAAATATGCACTCTGAGTTTGAATTAGAAGTTCAAGAAGATAGTGGATATGAACTGTTGAAGTATGAAGTTGGAGACTTTTATATTCAGCATAGTGATTCATTCAAGGAACAACCTAGAGCATTAACTGTCATTTTATCAATGAATGATGGTTATGAGGGTGGTGAAGTTGCACTATTCAATCGTGAATTGGTATATAAACTCGGTGCTGGTGATATATTAGTTTTCCCATCTAATTTCATGTATCCACATGAGATTATGCCTGTAACTGAAGGAACCAGATATTCTATCATTACCTGGATTGTATGAAGGACAGTGATTTTATTGGTGTTTATCCTGATGCCCTAGATAAACATACATGTGACCGTATCATTCAATATTTTGAAGATAACTACAAACATCCTGACAATTCTGATTGTAAGATAAGGGCAGGATATGGTTCACATGAAACTGAGAGAGGTCATCTTGCTCGACATGATGAACAATGGTATATGGATTTAAGCAATCCTTGTGCAAATCTTATCTCAAAAGTTGTTGATCACTGTTGGAAACAATACCGTGAAAAGTATTGGGTTTCTGATTATATTGAGATTTATTTTGATGAAGTAAAATTGCAAAAGACTTCACCTAGAGGTGGATTTCATGACTGGCATTGCGAGATTGGTGATTTAGGTGTTGTTGACAGATGTGTTGTTTGGATGTTATATTTGAATGACATTCCTGAAGGTGAAGGTGAAACTGAGTTTCTTTGGCAAGGTCTCAGAGTACAACCAAAAGCAGGCACGATGTTAATTTGGCCAGCATTTTATACTCATACTCATCGTGGAAATGCCGTTTATTCTTGCAGTAAATATATTGCAACTGGATGGGGTTTGTATCAAAGTAATGATGACGTAGAAATGGTTGATCACTTTGAATGGGATAATGAAAAGAAAATCTACACGGGAAGGAAAACCTAATGGCACTATCTGATCAAGTTAAAGAAGAATTAGACTCTGCTTCAACACATCTTCGTGAAGCACTAGCATTTGCTGCAAGAAATGAAAAACCTTTTGTTATTAAAGCATTGGGTGAAATGGTTCATGCTATAGAACAACTATCATCTGCGGATGAGTTTATGGATACAATGAGAGAGTTGATGGAGGAACAAAATGATGAATTATCAGATTTTTAATGATCCATTTCCTTATGTTATCATAGAGGATACATTTAATTCTGGTGAACTTGAGTTAATTTGGAGAGAAATTGACTTTCTGGAACCAAAACTAAAAGAACCTCAAGGTTTTTATGCTGCATCTAGTGAAACTGGAGATTATATCACAAACTCCAAAGGTTTATCTTTAGATGATACCTATGGAGATCGTGATTGTTCTGATATTTTAACTATAACCAAATCAATTTTCTTTCATAATGATGAGTTGTACGATGATTTGAATAAATCCAGTGACTATTGGGTGACATTGGTAAATTCAAATACTGACTACACTAAACTTAGAAAGTATTCACCTGGACAAGGATATAATCCACATTCAGATACTTGGGTAAATGTGTTAATTTCAACCACATTATATAAAGAAGAAGGAAGTGGTGGTGATTTATATTTTCCCTATCATGATTTAACAATAGAAACTAAAAACAATCAAACTGTTATTTTTCCTGGATGGGTACAACATGCTGTGCTAGATGTTGAAGATACTGACAGATATGCTGTAACTATATTCGTACACTGTGCCAGTTCTTGAAGTGTCCACTATTGGTTGAAATGGTCTCGTTTTCCTGTATTCTATAAGAGTCAAAGGAACAACGGCATGACGACTCAAACCTTTTCTGACTACGTTGCAACGCAAGATGCACGGAACACCATTGAACTTAATGTCCGTAAGTATTGCTTGATGCTGTGTGATTGTCTGCTTGAAGACTTCAAACGTGCAAACAATAGCAAGACTGACGATTACAAATTCTACATTGAATCTGGTCGTAAGTATCACAAACTGATCATGGAGACTGGTGCTGGTTCCCGTGGTATTCATGCTTTTGTTGATAAGAAAACTGGTGAAGTTTACAAACCAGCATCATGGAAAGCACCTGCAAAGCATGTACGTTTTAACCTGCTAGAGATTAACTCCCGTGAGGAATGTTTTGCCCGTGCAGATTGGGCAGGTGGTTATCTTTATATCTGATAAAATGACTCGTACTGAAATTGTAACTTATGGTGCCCTGGTTTTTCTATTAACTGGGGTAACTATTCATACTATAAATGTTGAAAGTGAACGACCAAAATATGTGAATGAAAGACATGAACATATTTGCTCAACACTACCCAAACCTCACCCCGATTGTCCATGAAACTTAATCATCACCAATGGAAACTTGTTTATGATGCTGTTCGCAAACAACAGGTGAATAGTATTGTCGATGGATCAGATTACAAAGAATATGATGCAATTCTTACTGAATTGTGGGATGCAGCATATTCTGAAACATATGCTAACATTCAAATGGTAGAGGATCTTGCTAAAAACCAATGAAAACTCCCGATAAAGTTAAGAAAGATTACGAACAGTGGTTTGCAGACACATTCTGTGAACTATGTGAGTATGATGATGGGGCAGAGGTTCTTCAGCATTGTATGAACCATGCTATTTCAAATCTTACCTCATGGCATCTCAAAGAATTGAAAACTTTGAGTGATATTCAATCTATTACTGAAAAAACTTTCTCCAAACAAAACGATGCACCTTATTGATTCTCTGGAAACAAAAACTGACTGGGGTAAGATCTTCGGTGTTGTAGATTCTCTCTACAATGATGAAGGATTCTCCTCCAATGCTGATAACTTTGCCCGTGCAACTGCTGTAGAGAAAGCAATCGCAAAGTTCTCAGATCTTGAACGTGTTGATCAAACTGGGTATGATTTTGTCTTTGGTGATGCAAAAGTAGAACTGAAGATGGGTAAGAATTTGTTCTACAAACGCAAGGACATTCATGCCACTAAAAAGTTCAAGGTCAAGTCTTTTCTGAGTGAGAAGAAGACTGTCGAAGATTTCAAGCAACTGAAAACTTTCGATTACATGATGGTGATTGATCTTACTGCACGTCGTGTGGTGATTGTTGATGATGAGAAAGCACGATCTCTCTACACTGATGGTGCTGACGGTGCTATGATTGAACTTAAACTCGGTGACTATTACGAGTGTGATCTGGGTGACTTTGATGTCACTGAACCACCCACATCTTTGTCTAAGTCTATTAACAAAGCAATCGAGGGTTATCTTGACTTCTAAAGAAAAACTGCTGTTTGTATCATCATTCGTTTGGTTTCTTCATTGGGGAACACATTTAACATCAACTATTATTGAAGCAGTGATCAAGATGTGACAGTTGACAAGGTGCCCACTCTGCCCTCACTCTGCCCTCACTCTGCCCTATACTGACTTCAGTCACAAGAAAACATGCAAAACAAACATCAAGAGCATCCCGAAGATACCATTTTGACTGGTGATCTTTCTGCCATCAATCTACTCTACAATTTCACACATGCTAGTGTGAAGATGGATGGTATTGCTATTGTTTGGGGCAAAGATCCTGCCACTGGCACATTCTTTGTTGGCAATAAAGCAGTTTTCAACAAGAAAAAGATTCGTATTGCTCACTCTCATGAGGAGATTGACTTCTTCTATGATGATGAGATGGCAGAGATTCTGCATCTTGCTTACAATTTTCTTCCTCGCACTGATAGGATTTTCCAAGGTGATTTCTTGGGTTGGGGTGCAGGAACTATCTTCACTCAGAATACTATCACTTATGAGTTTCCAGAAGTTGTAACTCAAAAGTTCATTGTTGCACCTCATACAGAATACTTTGCAGAGAATGATCTTCGTGATGCTGTAGCATCTCCACTTAGAGAGCATTTTGATGATAATCAAAAAGTCAAGTGGGTGCAACCTTGTGTTGATTGGATGCCAGGTCCAGAAACACCACAAATTGACACTACTGATGTTAATTTTCTGGACAAACGTACAGCAGATTGTTGTAAGAAAATCATCAATGCTTTCATCCGTGAGGGTAAAGAACTCACCTATGAATTGCTGACGTTGGTGTTTGATTGTCCCAAACTTGCGGGTCTTTATCTCACTGTGATTGAGATGAAAGAGGATCTGATGGATAGTCTCAAGATTACAAATTGTCCTAAGTCTTTTATTGGAGATCTGCAAATCAAGCAGGAAGGGTTCACTATTGCTGATGAATCTGGTCAGGTTGTTAAACTTGTAGATCGTGAAATTTTCTCCATGAACAACTTTAACATGCCCAAACGATGGGAGACACCTGGACGGTGAAACAAGTGGCACACAGACCCTTGTAGGTGCCTCTCAGTCGTGTATTATTAAAGAGTCAAAGGAACACACCGATGATTTTTTCCGCAGCATCTTGCCTCACAACTCGTCAACGTATGTGGGTCGGTCGAAAGACTGATAACGGTCCACAAGTTGGATATGGTGATCAACCAACTCAACTTGAAACTGAGTGGATTGCTGGTGTTTATGCTGAAAAGTATGCAGCAGAAGCAAAAGCAAAGATTCCATCTTTTGAGTGATCTTCACTCTCACATTTCCACCTAATTCTTCTTCATTATGGGCACTCGTTCTCGCATTGGTATTGAACTTGCTGACAAATCTATTCTCAGCATCTATCAGCATTGGGATGGTTATCCTGAGTGGACTGGTCGCATCCTGAAGACTCATTACAACACCAAAGAGAAAGTTTC